GTGGCTCACCAGCGGGAGCAGAACCCTCAGTAAAACCTAAATTAGAATACTCCTGTGCAACATTTTTCATTAACTCATCAGCAGTTGCACCTGGTGGAATCATTCTACCATCACCATTAAAACCATATGGACTCATAGGTTCTTGTGATTGTGGTTGCTGTTGTTGCTGTTGTTTTAGATGTGCTCTTTCTGCGATATCTTCTGGCACAGAAGTTGGCATGACACCTAATGGAAACTTACCTTGTGAAAATAAAACTTCTATTATTTGACCAAACGAAGCTAACACTTTGGTCTTTGTTACTTTAACAAAAACTCTAGACCTTTCATTTTCACGAAAAGCCATTTCAGGTCCATATATACCTCTATAGTTTCTATAAGCCTTCAACCATCTTTTTTCATCATAAACTTTAGATGTTTCAGCTTGTTGAAATCTACTTCTTATAAAACCAACAAGAGGATTACCCTCAGCTTCATAGCCGCCATTTTTAGTTTTATCTTCTTCCATTTAGATTAGTAATCTCTTTCTTCAGCCATTCTAAAGATTGCTGGGTCTACTTTTGATTTTGATTTACCTTTAGCATCATTACCATCACCACTTGTAGCTCCTTGTACAATTTTTGAACTAGGATCTATTTGCATAGGATCATTTGGTCTTTTAGGTGCATCAGGTGCAAGTTCCCCTTGTTTGTATCTTTCCATCATGTTGTTATCCTCCGTTTAATATATCTTTTTCTCCATACTCTTTACCTTTCTTAAAAGTATGTTTTACTCCAGATATAATTTTTTTAATTTTTGTTTTGTATTTATCCATTACCATACCGTGAGCTTCTTTTAGCCCAGCGGTAACTTCAGGTATAAAATTACTTTTTGGTCCTAACTTATTATCATCCATGATTAGTAATCTTTTTCATCAGCCATATTAAACAATGATTCTTGAACATGCTCTGCTCCAGGTTTGCTTGGCATATCTGGATCATATTCAAACTCCTGATATTTTTTAGGTGCATGTTGAGAGAAGTCAATATTAGTGTGTTCCCTGTTTGGCTGTTTGCCATCAGGTGAATCACTAAACTGACCTTGTTTAACTTTTGCTTTTGGATCAAATTTTTGTTCCATTATTCATCCTCCTCATTGTCTTCCATGTCATCAAAATCATCGTCCATATCCTCATCTTCATCATCTCTAGAATCAATAAGTTTTTGTTCTAAAAGATCTAAATCATCTCGAATACAATCTATTATATCTTCCATAGTCTTTTCTTTCTTTTTTCTTGGCATGGTGGTTTCTCCTATATTTTAAGTTTTTTAATTGTTAAAACATTTTTGGTTGGTATGGTTGTATAGTTACCACCTTGTTTTATATCTCCGTTATCTTCAAAACTAAAATCAGCCATAACTATTGTGGTAGTTGGATTCTGATTAACCAACCATCCAACACTACAACATATTGCTGTTTTAGATTTTTTTATATCGACAATATCAGACCAATTAGTCTCGCCAATAATGTCTTCCCAATATATTCTAACCAAAGAATAAGGAAAATTTTTTTTATTTATTTCTGGTATTTTTCTTTTTTTTAACACCTTTTAACTTTCCAGAATTTTCCATAGCATAAAAAACAGCCTGGCCTTTTTTCTTGCCATACTGTTTTACCATTGCTTTTTTAATTTTTTTACCTTTTTTATTTAGTGGCATTAATATCCAAATTTATTATCTACTACGTGATAGTTATCCTGAACTGATGATAATCTAAATCTTGCTGCATATTTAGGATGCGTAGGTCTGCTCATACATCCATATCTAAGTGCATCATATGCATGGTCCTCTGATGTCGTATCTACATCTTCAGGATTCTTATCATCTGTCGGTAACACTCCAAGAGTTCTAATTAGATTTCTACACGTTTTAAAAATTCTTATACCTGGCTGTTCATTAACAACTCTTAATCTTTTATGAATCTCTAACTTACCATTGATTCTACTTTTTGGTGACCTATCTGATGGTCTCCATCTACAACCTTGCTGTATCATAGTCTCTGCAATACTAGGGCCAACATCACCTCTTTTAGCCCATGTACTAACATCTAATACACCATAATGTATATACTCACCTTGTTCTAAAGTAAGTACTTGTCTAGCGAACTGATCCGCTGTAACCTTTTTGGTATACAATTCTCTATAGATCCAGAGATTGTTATCATAATCCACAGCAAACCAAAGCACACAAGCAGGAGAACTATAACCCCAATCAGCAGCACGAAATTTATACCAACTCCTAGGTATTTCAAAAGGTTCGACCACGTGAGTTGTTTTACTAAATTCTGGAAACGCTGAATCTTCATATGCATCCCAATCTCCATCTAAAAATTGTTTTCGTTGTACTTCTGGTAAAGATGCAAGCATGATATAATAATCATCTGTCTGCATCAGGTAGGGATTATCTTGTAACTTTGCTGGTATAAATCTACGAGTTATATTCTTCTTACCATTAGGCGTGTCTATACCTACATCAAAAGCAGTGTTTGGTTCTGCTGGTTCCACAAACATCTCTCTTACCCATTGTGAACCAACGTTACCTGGATTACCTGTTGCTCTCATAAACACAGGTATATCTGGATCTACACTTCTAAGTGATGATCTTAAAAAATTATATATATCTGGCGAATGATATTGTGGTAGTTCGTCTATTCCTATCCATGTGTAAGATTGACCTTGGTAACGTAAAGCGTCTGTCATGTTCTCTGCGTATCCGAACTCTATCTTTGCCCCTGATGGGAATCGCCATTCTTTTTCTTGCTCTCTCCATTTTGCTCCTGGAAATGCTTTCGAGTATAATAGTTGAGACTTTTGAATCAAGTCTCTTAACTCTGGCATTGTCCTCCTTACTAGCAGTGCTCTGTGATTGGACTTAGCACAATATCGAAGTGGATCAACTAGCATCGCATACGACTTTCCTCCACCTCTTGCTCCACCATAAAATACCTCTCTTTCAGAGGCTGCAAGAAATTGTGTTTGCGGACCTGAGTTAGGTTTAAAGATAACTTCTTGCTGGTCTATATGCTCTTGTACAGTTTTTGGAGCACTGTCAATTATGTCCTGTGTAAGAAGCTGAGTATCATCACCCTTTAATGCTTTATCAATAGTTAACAGTTTATTTTTTTTATTTTCTGCTGATAACTTTGCAGAACGTAAAGTCTGTTCTGCTTTTGCAACCTTCTTACGACTGCGAGCTAGAATCTGTTGTACTGACTTCTTGGCTTTTTTCTGAATTACTTTCTTTGGTTTCGGTGGTGCTATTTCTTGCGAGTCTTTTTTTAAGTCCGACATGTGATATGTATCTTCCTGTTTTTCTATGTAGCCAAGATGCTGTCTCTCTTAGTGAACAAGTCTTTGAATATTCACCTGCTTGTCTAAGAGCATCTAATTCCTCTTTGATGGGTTCTATATAATTTGGATCACTAGATTGTTTAAAACCAAATGGTATTGTTCTAGCTCTCTTTTTTATCTTTATCGGTTCCATCTTTTGCTGGTAATATAAATATACCGTGTAGAGCTTTCATGTTAACATCTAATTGATCTTTTTTAGTTAACCCAACTCTATCTAATATTGAGTTAGCGGCTGCTAGACGAATACTTGCCTGTGGAGTAGTGCCGTCTTCATCTAGTAAGGTGGTTAACCTATTAGCCGCTTTTGCAGAGTGTGTTGATAAATGATTCTCTGCTAATTCTATAATCTCTTTTTTTAAATTCCTTACAACTTTCGGATAACTATGCTCCGAATAGCCTGCTATACGTGCTGCTTCTCTTGGATTTCCTTGTGCCTCTACGAACAATACGTCTAGAAACTTTTCCTGCATATCGGTCAAGTTTCTTTTTTGAGTCTTTGTTATAGAAGAATCCATGTTTTGCATTTATTAATTCAATTATCTCTCCAAATGAGAGATCTTTTACTAAATTTTTGTTAATTTTATGCATTATTTGTGATGACCCTGTGTTTTTTAGTTTGTGTATGTACGTGTGTGTCCCTTAAATGATGCATATCTTTTCTATTATAGTGCTTATATACAATTTTGTCAAGTATTATTTTTAAAAAAGTGTATGTGCGTCAATCTGGCACTAGACAAAATTGAAATAGAGGTGTATAATGTTCATAGGAACCCCAGGGGGGCCTTTACACCTATACTAAACCTATTTTTAGAACTACCCCCTAGGGTATTCCTAGGAATATTGTCGGAATATTAGGCCCAGAAATATGGCCCAGAGTTGGTTAACAAGGACTTTGGAGATTTTCTGGTAATGCTA